GTTAATGGTCAACTTGCCTTATCTTATTTTGGTACAGTGATATTTTCAGCGGTAGGTAATCCCCATGACTTTAGAACAACTAGTTTAGGTTTTCAAGATGTTCAAGAATTTGGCGATACTATTACTGGTATGAGTCCGATTGTCGGNGGGGTTCTTGCTGTTGCNTGTCGAGATAGTTTTTGGCAAGTATCCGTTGATTCGCAAACTAGTCTTTACAAAGCGGAACTAATCTCTCCAGATATTGGTGCTATTCATTATGGATTAATGAATCTTGGCGCACTTTATTCATTTGATGATAAAGGGATTATCCGCATTGTTCCTTCTTATGTATTCGGTGGCTTTGAACACGATACCATTAGCCGAGCCATTCAACCCGTTATTGATNGTTTCCGAGAAAAGATTGTCGCTACTGCCGTTTATAAAAGCAAAAACCAAGTTAGGTTTTATGCAAATGACGGTACGGGTATTATTATGACAATGACTTCGGGCGTAACGCAAACAGGCGCTGCGACCACTGGTCATGACTTTTCTCAATTCACCTATCCCATCAATATTAGTTACGCATGGAGTGGTGAGGATGCAAGTGGGCGAGATATCGTTTTACTTGGCGATGAAGATGGTTATGTTTATGTTGCTAATACCGGATCATCTTTTGATGGTGAACCTATTCAAGCCTATATCAGAACAGCATTTAATAATGTAAAATCACCCTCAGCAATCAAGCGATTTAGAAAACTGGAAGTTGAATTATCCGCAGTAGGGTATTCTGAAATTAGATTCAATCCCGACTTTTCTTATGCTGACCCCACTATCGCAACGCACGTTATGAATTACCAAGAAGTGCAAGGCGCTGGGGGTTATTGGGATGAAGCGACATGGAATACATTTTATTATGATGGGAAAATCGTTTCTCAACCAGAACTCAGATTACAGGGAAGTGGGACAAATATTGGCTTAGTCGTTTTTTCTAATTCGGCTATTGATTTAGGACATAACTTATCGGGCGTTGTACTTCATTACACGCCTAGAAAACTAAATAGATAATAGGAAGAAAGAAAATGGCAGTTTTAGTTTTAGATGCAAATGACAATTTTCAAAATGCCCAGAATTTAATAGCGGGGGCACAACAAGCCGGTCAACAAGGAATTACCCAAGTGATGCTTGGTAATACACCTGTTAATCCAATGTCTATTACCAGTTTATCAACTGCATTTGGTGATTTACCAATTTCAATAATTCCCAAAGTAGCCGCAGCAGCTCCTACTTCAATCGCCTCTACTTTTCCAGATTTAACAGTTGTTCAAAATGCTGCAAATGAAGCTACTAAACAAGCTGCTACTACTACTTCTGGTAATACAACACCTAATACAGGTTCTCCTGTTACGGGATCAGCTACTACTATTACGGGTAATACAACAGGTGATAAAATAAATACAAGCGGTATTTTAAATATCACATCACCTCCTGTGGGTACACCTCCTCCTGTAGTTACACCTCCTCCTGTATCGGGATTAACTTCAGATCAGTTGACAGCAGCATTGAATGCTAATCAATCTGCATCAACAAAAGCCTATACAGATGCCTTAGCCTCTAATCAAACAGCGTTAACAAAGCAAAATGAAGATTTTTTAAAGAATTGGCAAACTAGTGCTGATACTTTAAAATCAGATATTTTAAGTGGTGTGGATACCAAGAACCAAGCGTTTGGTACACAGGCAACACAAGGGTTTATGGATGCCTTTAAGAATTTCCAAATACCCACTAACCAGCAAACTGGTGTTAACTTAGGTAATTATAATGATAATCGAAATGCCGCTGCTGACCAATGGTGGTCACAATATGTTACAGGACGGAGATAATTAAATGGCAACTATAGAAGAAATAGCAGCGGGGTTGCGGTCTGGAACACCTGTACAAAAACCAACTACGGCAACGCAAACTTTTGATCCTGCTTATGTAACAGGGTATGAAGATTTACTTAATAAAGCAAAAACTAATAATCCAAATGATTATGGGTTATACAATACATTAAGCGGTTATGGAAAAATGACCGATGCGTATGGAAACCCTTTATTAGATCAACAAACACTTTTAGATTTAACTCAAACTGGTAATAAGGCAGTTTATAATCCTGCTTATCAGAAATTAAATGATACTAAATTAGCATGGGCAAAAGATGTTTTAGCTAATGATTATATTGATCCGATAACAAATAAACCTGTTCAATGGACAAGTACAGCAAAAGGCTCTACTTACGATACTGAACTTAATAAATTATTATCTAATCCACAAGACAACCCTAGATGGGCTGCTCAAAAAACACAAGCGCAAACTATTGCGGATAAAGCAGTGGCGGATGCTAAAACTCAAGAAGAAGCTAAGATAGCAGCGGATGCTAAAGCAAAAGCTGATGCCGATGCAATTGCTGCAAATGCTACGGCTACTAAGGAAGCAACAGCAACAGATTTAGCAAATCAGCAAGCACTAGAAACTGCAAATGCTTTAAAATTAAAAAATGCCACTGCGCCACTTGATACTAAAAAATTAGGCGGTGGATTTGATGTTAATGGTAATCCTATAAATAGCACTATAGGAGCAGGTATCAATCAAGATATGATTGATAAGGGAATGCTCAATGTTGCTAAAGTAGGTGCGCCAACTACTATTGTCAATCCAAATTCAGCGGCTGATGTTACCAAGATGGTAGACGCTGCTAAAGCCGCTGAGGTTAATGTAACACCGGATTCAATGGTATCTAACCAGTTATCGGGATTACTTGCCAAGAACAATCCTTATATCCAGCAAGCTGTTAATGCGGCTAATCTGCAAGCATCGCGTAGAGGTATGCTTAATACAGGCGCTGCTGCGGGATTTGCTCAAGACGCAGCGATTAAAGCCGCATTGCCGATTGCACAACAAGACGCATTAGCTAGACAAAAAGCCAATGAAGCCAATGCACAGGCTCAAAATCAATTGCTCAATACTGGTCTTAATCTTAAAGCTACCAGTATGGATAGACAGGCTCAGAACGATATTCAAGTTCAGAATTGGAATGCCGCTAATAAAATTGCTGTGGATACTAGTAATACTCAAGCTATCAATACTGCGACCAATTTGTTTACTACCGCAATGCTTAACGATAAAGTTAATGGCGCAAGTGATGCTCGTAAAAATGCGGATCAACTTTATCAACTTATTACTAGTGGAAATATAACTATTGCTCAAAAAGCAGCCGATGCAGTTATTAAGCAATTAGAATCTACGCAAACGCTTGAAAATGAAAAGCAATTAGCCGTATTTAATAATAGTATGAAAATGGTTAATGACCAGATTGCTGCTCAAGTTCAACATACTAGGGATTTATTAATTGGTGATTTAGACGCTACAAAGCAAGCTAATTTGGCAGTCGATACATTAACAGCTCAATATAATGATACTATTCAAAAATATAATTTGACACCCGATATGAATGCTACAACAAAAGCATCTTTAGCTAATGTAGCAAGTATGAAATATTTATCAGATGTTAAAGATGTTTATAATCGTTACGCAGCAACATCAGCTATTATTAAAACAAGTGCTGGTAAAACAGCTACTAATTTAGTTTCACCAACAAAATAGGTATTTATCATGGCATTATCAGCAGATGAGCAATTACGTCAATTACAGGCTCAAGCCGCAAGTCGGCAACAAACAAGTTCACTTGGTCAATATCAAAAGCAATTGGAAACTAGACCTCCAATTGGACAAGGAATGCTTAATATTCCTCAGCGTGAAATGCCTATTTATTCTGAAAAAGATTTTTCATATTTCAAAACACCTCAACCTCAACAACCCGAAAGCGGTGGCATGAGCGTAATGTGTACTTTAATGCGCGAATACGGCTATCTTGAAGATGATGTATTTGACGCTGATACTTTATTTGGGCATTTGATCGCAACTACTCATCCAGAAATCCTCATCGGCTATCATGCGTGGGCAAAACCGCTAACTGAATTCTTGCGTAATAATGCGATTTATATCCCGTTATTTGCCTATATTGTTCAAGCATGGGCATATGAAATGGCAGAGCAATTTGGCATTGTAAAAAATCGCAGTACATTTAAACGATTAGTTGGTAAAATAGTGATGAATGTAGGTAAGCCAATTTGTGGGTTTATCGGAACAGTAATTTCATCACAAGGAAACTATGAGTATCACCGGACTTAACGTACAAGCACATCACTTTATTGGCGGAGTCTATGCCAAAGAAGTAATTATTGACGATGGCTTTGAAGTTCAACAACACGCTCATACGTTTGACCACATGAGCGTTCTTGTTGAAGGATGCGCTATTATCTGGCAAGGTGATACTCAAGAAACCTATTTTGCTCCTGCTGTGATTGAAATTAAAGCCGGTATTGAGCATAGCGTTCAAGCGGTTAACGGTAGAGTGGTTTGGCTATGTATCCATGCTACAGATACTTGTGATGCAGAAAATATAGATGACGTGCTTATCGGCAAATCCAATATGGTCAATACCGGTATTCATGTTGATGTATCGGCTATCAATAAATTTATTTCTGATAATGATTATTTATGGAATAAATTTAAACAACGTACTGAATCGTCTAAATCGCCCCACAGAGAAGTTGACGATATCTGGGTTCGCTATAATGATATTAAAAATTATAATCCATCGAACCCTTTAGCATTTCATGATGAACACGATAGCGTTTTCTATATTAACGATCAGAAATTTAAAGATGAAATTGCTAAGATTAGCCGTGCAATTTGTGAAAAACATGATATTCATAAAACAGAATTTGGTGGTATTTTAATTACTCGTATTCCTGCCGGCAAACAAGTTTATCGCCATAGCGATAAAGGTAGCTGGCATGCAGAATACTATAAAGATAAATATTTAATCCCTTTAGAATCCGATGATAAGCAATCTTTTAACTACGAAGGACAATCTGTTATTACTCCTGTGGGCAACATATTTAGTTTTAATAATCTCGTTGACCATTGGGTGTTAAATGATTCGGATTTACCACGGGTTAGTTTAATAATTTGTATGCGCCATAACGCATAATTACGCTACACATAACGTCGAGATGACGTAAGGACATAAGATGAGTACCTTTAACCCACCGGCTGATATTGCTCAGATTACGCTAGCAAAATCCTCAGACGTTAACGCTGTTAAGGCGGCTACCGCAATTGCATTTGGATTACTTCCAAGTGAAACCAAACTTCAACGTGGTACAGTCAATTTCGCTGTAGACACCGGTACAGCGAATACCTATGTGGTAGCACTAGACAGTTCCATAACAAGTTACACCGATGGTCTACAAGTCGTATTCAGACCTATTAATAGTAATACGGGCAGTGCCACTATCAATTTAAATAGTCTTGGCGCAAAGTCCATTAGACTTACTGATAGTGAACCGATTCAAGCAGGGGATATTAGCGCTGGAGCGGTTATCGATGTTCGCTATAGTACGTCAACAGGGTTTTTCCATTTAACGCCAAACTCAGCTATTTACGCTCACGATGCAGGGGTATCGGCAACAGCGGCAGCGGCAAGTGCATCAGCGGCAAGTACCTCAGCATCTAATGCAAGCACCTCAGCTACCAATGCCGCAAGTAGTGCATCAGCGGCAAGTACGTCAGCTTCCAATGCTGCAAGTAGCGCATCAACTGCTAGTACGCAAGCATCTAACGCATCAACCTCGGCTACTAATGCCGCA